GAAAAGCGGGCAAGCCCGCAGCTGGCGCGTCGCTGAGGCTGTCCGGCATCCCGCGCCCTTCCGGCATCAGGCAGCGCCCGGGAACCGTTTCACCCCCTCCGCCATTTTCTTCAGGGCAGGCGCGGCCCCTGGCCCGAGAACAGGTCAAAGTTGTTGCCCAAGCGTCCGGCGCTATTGAGCAGGGTCTTGCTCAGGGAAAGATAGTCCGTGCTGCTTTTGCTGCGCAGCTGCCGTTCCCGGGCCTGGGATCCCTGGGCGGCATTGCGCTGGTTCCAGGCCTGGACTTCCTGATTGTAGGCCGCGCGTTCGCCCTGTTCTTCGATGGACAGGGCATCAAGTTCTCCTTTTTCCCGCAGGTCGAGCTGACTGTCCAGATGGCTGCCGCTGTCGATCTGCGCGCCCGAGGCCCCGGCCTGTGCCCGCTGTTTGCCGACCAGCAGGGATGTTTCCTGACGTTTGCGCACCGCCTTGTCGTAACTGTCTGCCCGGGTCTGCCGGGCTTCTTCTTCGGCCATGCGGGCATTCTCTTCAGCGATCTGCGCATTGCGCCGGGCCATGTCGGCGGAGAATTCCGCCTGCTTGCGCTGCTCTTCCTGACGGCTCACGGCACTCCAGGTGCCCACGGCGGTGCTGGCAAGGGTCACGGCGGCCCCCAGCAGGGCCGCGGTACTGCTGGCCACGGCCATCAGCGCAGCTCCTTGTGCCAGACGCTTTCCGTATGGCGGGCCCCCAGGCGGCGGTACAGGGCGTCACAGGGGCGGGAGGCCGGGGAACTGTACTGGACCACGTCCGCGCCGCGTTCCCTGAGCCCGGCCTCGGCCGCACGCAGCAGCTTCAGGACGGCCAGGCCCTTGCGGGCGGCCGGTGCCAGATACAGGCCATCCAGAGCGGCCAGACGTTTTCCCGGACGGTGCGGGCAATCCGTCAGGGTGAAGGCGGCGTAGCCCTGCAGGCTGCCGGAGCTGTCCCGGGCCGTCACTACATGCAGCATGCCCAGCCGCTCCCAGCAGGCATAGCGTTTCGTGTCCAGGGCGTAGAACTGCGGGCCGAACAGGGCGGCCTCGCTCTCGTCCCAGTGGGCCTGCAACAGGGGCGGCAGTTCCGGCAGCAGGCGTTCGAGCGGTTCACAGTGACAATGGATCATGCTCTCTCCTTGGTTCATATCTCCGCAAATTCCACATCTAGGCTCAGGGCCAGCAGGTGGAAGGGCAGGGGACGTTCCTGCACCAGCCAGATGGTGGCCGAGGGGCCGTGTCCTCCGGCGGGCAAAAAATCCACATCGCCGCTGAAAGGTTGGCAGGCCTCATCCCAGCGCCGGGGCAGGAAGGGGATGTCGTAAAGTTCGTCGCGGCCGGCTCCGTAGCGCCCGCCCACGCTGCGGTACAGGCGCAGGCAGCAGCGGCCCAGCGCCCGTTGCCGTCCCAGCGTGCTGCCGGATTCGCCGTTGCCTTCCACGGGCAGGGGCGACAGGACGGAGGCATAGGGCAGGCCTGCCTGGACGATGCGGGCGGCAAAGGGCAGCCGGATGCGGCCCTGCCGCACCACGCAGCCTTCCACGGGGCTCCCGTCCGCCAGCACGGCCAGGGACTGGCCTTCCAGATGGTCGAGCCCGTCCACGTCGTTGACCGCTTCTTCCCGGTGGAGACTCAGACCGCAATCCACAAAAAAAGCTTCCTCCACAGGATCGCTGTCCTGCCACTGGGGGGCCAGACGTTCCAGACAGTACCGGGTGCCGCCGTCCGCATCCCGGCGGCGGACCACCAGCAACAGTTCGTCGCTGTCCGGGCCGGAGATGCTGCACACGGACAGCACCTCTCCGGCCGTGGGATGGCGGCTCCAGCCCCAGATGTCGTGCTCCTTGAGATAGGTCAGGGCCAGCAGCAGGCCGTCGTCGCGCACGATCCAGAGCACGGATCCCGGCGTCTGCTGGTAGGCCCATTGGCGCAGGCGATGCCCTTCGAACAGATGCGGCGCCAGGATGGAAAGGTCATTGCCCGCATAGCCGTCTTTTTCCAGCGAATAGAACAGGTCGCGCACATGGGCGCCGTGGCGCTGCACATGCAGGATGGCATTGCCGATGATGATGGGCGCAAGGCCCGCGCTGCCCCAGTAGGACTGGGCCGTGATGGTAATGTTGCCCGGGGTGATGGCACTGCCGTTGCCGCTGGCCTTGTATTCGCTGCCCGAGGTGCCCAGCAGCAGGTCCCCGAAGCTGGCCGCCCAGGCGATGGCGTCGATGGAGCCGGACGCGATGAGGTATTCCACCGGGTCGTCGTCCTGCAGGGGGCGGGACTTGCGGAAGTTCTCGAAGTCCCCGCTGCGCGAAAGGTAGAAGGCCTGCGGGCTGTCGCGTGTGCCCGCCAGGACCATGCGCTGCTGGTGGAAGGCCACCACGGACGGGTTGTTGCCGTCGGCGAACGGGTCCCAGTCCTCGCGCGGGGTATCGGCGGTGTCTGCCTGATAGTTGTTGTCCGAAAATGTCGTGCCGCTGCTGACGCCGATGAAGCCGTAGTACCCGGCCTCCTCCCGGTAGATATTGTATTCCGTGGCGCCTTCCACGGCTGTCCAGGAGATGTCCGTGCGGTTGCCCACCACCCAGTCGGAAGGATGCTTGCCGTTACAGCTGCCCGCCTCCGAAGCCAGCGACTGCTTGCCGTTGGCGTCCACGGCCACGATCTTGTAGCGCAGCGTGTAGCCGAGCCCGGCGTCATCGTCGTTGTTGCCGCGTACGAACGTACAGCCGGGGGCTTGGGGAGCGGGCAGGCTGCTGTTGAGGGCCACGGCTTCCAGTGTCCAGCGGTACCCGTGGCTGCGGATGGCATTTTCCGGCAGGGGGGCCTCCGGCTCGCTGTCCGTACTGCGGACGAGCTTGTGCAGCGGATAGGCCGTGTGGGCCAGATAGACCGTATCCCCCACCTGGGCGGCGCAGATCTCCAGCAGATGCCGGGCCTCGTAGGGGGTGGGCAGCCGGGGGATGCTCCCTTCCTGCGGATCGAAGCCGTGGATGTCGGCGATGCTCAGGCCATTCCCCGAAAGGACGAGCACGAAGTTCTGCTCCGCCAGAGCATTGAAGCTGAAAGGCAGGAGCACGGCCTCGTCTTCGAGGCTGCCCAGGAACAGGGTCCCGGGGCGGCGGCGCACGTCGCCGTGCAGGCCGGGCAGCATGTTCTCCATGCATTGCACGGAACTGCCGTAACGGGAAAGGTCATAGCGGGCGGCCAGGATGGGGGATACCTCGCCGCCGGTGAAGTTGTGCAGGGCTATGCGCATGGATCCTCGAAAAAAATGGAGGTTGCGGGATGGGCAGGAGAACCAGGGAAAAGCCTGTGGGAGCTGTCCCGGATCGTGGGGAAAAAGGCAGCATCACAGGACGTGGATGGGGAATGGGGATCGGCCAGACGCAGGATGCTCGTGTTCACGTTGCCGCATCTGTCCCAGCCCGTATGCTTTCGGGCACGGGCCGTGACGGCATGTGCCGGGGCCGGTATCCGTTGCAAAGAAAATGGGCCGTTCCCGCATCCGCCGGGGCTCAGGCCGCGCTTGCTTCTTCCCACTGCCACAGGCCTGCCGTGCCCGGCACCCAGACGCAGGCGGGCATGTCGGCCCTGGCCAGCCAGAGCTTGCCTTCGTAGCTGTAGTAGCTGTCCTTGGTGACATACATGCCGTAGAGGAAGGCGAAGGGATGTTCCCGGCTGCCGTCCGGCTCTTCACCGGTCTCCGGGTCCACGGACAGCGGACGGTACACGGCCAGCAGCCCGGCGGCATCCGGGGGCTGGTTCTCGATGGCGGTCACTTCTTGCATCACCTCATAGACGATGCCCTTGTGGGCCAGGCGGTAGCCCTTGGCGTATGTCTGGCCGGCGGCCCAGTCCGTGAACAGTCCGGCTTTGGCGAAGGTGGTGAACTCGGCGGCGGCGAAGGCGCCCGTCTGCACCATATCCGCCTGCATCCGGGCCATGAGGATGCTGCGCGACTGCGCCCTGGCCTCGGCTACGGCCTGCGCGGCCAGCTCCTCGTCAGTGGGCGGGCGGTTGGCCTCTTCTTCCAGACGGGCCTTCTCTTCTTCCCACAGGGCCACGAAGGGGGCCACGCGCCCGGCGTAATCGTCGGTGGAAAGCTCCTCGTTGGGCAGGCCGTCGCCGGGCTCCACATGGCCCGCGCCGTCGTGCCACTGGAGGGCGTGGAAGGTCTCGGACGTGATGCCGTCCAGGAACAGCACTTCCCCGTCCACAGCGATGATGCCGTCGGACGGGATGACGGTGACGTGTGTTTTCATGCTAGACCACCTTGATGAAGTAGTTCATGGCGAGATGCGGGTCGGTGTGGGTGCCGGATACCGAGCCGGACAGGGGATGCGTGTGGGAGCCGTTGCCGCCCGTTGCGGAAGTATTGGAACTGCCGCTGTCGTATAGGTTCCCGCTCTCCATATACCGTCCTTTAGTCGATATGACGGCAGAGAACGGGTGCGTGTGGCTGGGCATCTGCGTTGTATTCAGCGTCGTGGCCCCGGTACTGCCGGAAAGATCCACAGCGACATCTTCGCTGCCGCCTTCCGTGCCTTCGGGCTCGGCTTCGCTGGCACCACGGACATAGCGGCCCCGCAAGTCAGGCACGGTGCCATCCTTGCCGTCGCTGCCGCCGTCGCAGAGGATCCATTCTTCGCGTGCCTGCTCTTCTCCGGGCATGATGGCCCGGCGTCCGTCACTGCCGCCCGGCGTCGCGCCCCAGATGGGGACGGGCACGAAGGGTGGGAACATGTCCCAATAGTCAGGTCTGGGCACCCAGCTTGCGTCCAGCGTGCCGTCTTCCCCGGCCTGGGGCACGGTGTTGGCCGCCGCCGTGGTGCTGGCCAGCACGCCGCCACGCTGGGAAGCACTGGCCTTGCGGACGCGCAGTTTCCCATCTGTTTCGAGTTCAAGGCCGTCCTCGTGGCCGGTCTGGGGCATGACGCTGCCCAGGCTGGTAGGGGTGGCGATGGCCGACGCCCCGGAATCGCCCTTGGGGATGCCGAGATGCAGGATGCCGGTCTCCGGGTCATAGTCGCCGCCGGCGGGCAGTCCGGGATCGAGCGTGGACACCTCCACCTGCAATCCCAGGATGGACGCGGCGCTCTGGGCGGCCCTGTCCTCGCTCCCTGCCGCGGCCTCCGCGCTCTGGCGGGCTGCCGTGGCGCTTTGGGAGGCGTCGGCGGCACTGGCGGCTGCCGCTGCCCGGCTTTGGTCGGCAGCTTCTGCCGAGGCAGCTGCGGCCTGTGCGCTGGCTGCGGACTGCGAAGCGCTGGACGCTGCTGCGGATTCGCTGGCCTGGGCGGCCTTTCCCGCCTGCAGGAGCTGTTCGGCCATCTTGATGGGCGTCTCGTCACTGGTGGGGGGCAGGATGACCGCCCGCTGGAGCTGTTCCAGCAGCTGCTGGCGTTCGGCCGTGGCCCGGTCGAGGCCTGTCTCGATGACTTCGGCATCGAAGCGGGTCCCGGACACCAGGTCGATCTGCTGTTCAAAAGGCATGTTGCGGGTGATGGCCAGCTTCCAGCCCGCGGGCAGGGGAGCGCCTTCGTGGAGGTAGGTCACGCTGCCGCCGTCGTCGTTCAGGCGGGCGGTCCAGCCGCTGGCCGGGCGGCTGTTGCCGTCGGGGCCGGTCAGGGTGACGGTCAGTTGTTCCGTTCCCCAGACTTTGAAGGAAAAAGGAAAATCCGTGGCCGTACCGTTGCCTTCGAACAGGGCACGGCCGGGACTGTAAGGCATGGTCATGCGAACTCCCGGAAAAGGGGCGGACAGGGAAGGCCGCCATACAGTGAAGAGCGGGTATCGGGCCGTCAGCGGGCCTGCAACCAGCTGTCGGGCAGGGGCAGGGGGCGGCGCTCACTGGCATCGGACTGCCGGGCCTGGGGAAGGCTGGCGCTGTAGAGCTGTTCCAGCTCCGCGATCTTCTGGCTGTTGCTCTTGAGCAGCGGTGCCGCCAGCAGGCAGGCCAGCTTCCGGGCCAGCATGTGGGCGAAAAGGTCGTCGAACTGGTGGCAGTGGCGCACGTCTTCCGTATAGAGCAGCAAGGCCCGGCTGGCGCTGGTGAGCAGGATGGTGGCATCCCCGGCGGGATCCCGGGCCAGACAGAAGGGGAGCGGCAGCAGGCCTTCGTGCCGGACCTCATGCGCTTTGAGGCAGGCCTCGGGCAGGGCGTAGGCAAAGCGGTATTCCTGCTCGAAGCCCGAGGGCAGGGCCACCCGGGCCAGCCAGGCCCGGCGCTGGGCAAAGGCCCAGGGGTAGTCGCGCAGGGCCTGCCGCCGGGCACTGTCCCAGTACAGGCGGCATTGCAGGGCCTCGGGCGTGTTCTCGTCCTCGGCGGCGATGCTGCGGGCGCCCAAAAAGCCCAGGGCCCGGTTCCAGATGGCGATCTGGGTCAGGGTCTCCATATGTCTTCCTTGTGGTGGCATCAGGGAAAAAGGGAACGGAGGGGGCTCCCTCACGTTGGGCAGGGGGCGGGGCAAGCGTCCGCCCCGCCTCATGAATGAGGGGGCTGTCGCCCTCCGGTCGCGGGCATGATCCTGTCTCCGGTGCGGCGACCGGGCTGTGGGATGGCCCGGTCGCTCCCGGTGCGGGGAGAGGACTAGCGCACGCGCAGTTCCTTTTCGTAGGGGAAGTCTTCCTCGCGCAGCAGGGCCGCGAAGATGTGCCCGTCATGGCTGCCGCTCCCGGCCGGAGACAGCTTGAGGCGCAGCCAGCTCTTGCGCACGGCCTGGGGCACGAAGCGCCAGCCCAGGCGGGCGCCCTCGCCCAGTTCCGCCCCCTGGACGGTGATGGCAGCGCCGGGCACGTCCTGCCATT